GGTCCGTTAAAACCAGGCGCGGTGGGACATCCGACTCAGGTTGAAGGTTATACAGTTGTTGGATTTGACCCTGCTATGGGCAGAGGACATGCTGCGTTTGTAGCAATGACCTATAACCGAGCAGACGGAAAAATGTATGTGCTGGACTGTGAGAACATGTCTGAGCCTACACCACAAAAAATTCGCGCAATGCTGGAAGAGTTTACTATCAAGTATCGTCCTAATGAGATTCGCGTTGAGATTAACGCTCACCAGAAAGCCTATGAACTAGATAACGATTTGCGTGAATGGCTATCTCAATACGGCACAAGCCTAAAGCCTCACTTTACAGCAAAGAACAAATGGGATACTTCCCATGGTGTGGCATCTATGTCAACAATGCTGGGCACTATGCACGATGGAGTATTCCAAAAGAACAACACAATTGAGTTTCCTTCCTCAGATGGTTCAGAGGGAGTCAAGGCTTTAATTCAACAACTCATTACTTGGAAACCCGAGACCAAAGGCAAGACAGACTGCGTGATGGCTATGTGGTTTGCATTCCTTAGACTTCGTGAGTTGATGCAACAGAGCACCGTTATCTCACGATACACAGAAAACCGTTGGGCTACACGTGCTCAACTATCAAGACGCGGAACTGTAAATCTAGACCTTGCACTACAACAACAGTGGCAAGAACAATTCGGATAAGGAGTAGAGATGCCAGCACCATTAGCAGGAGCGGTAGTAGCGGCAATTGCCCGTGCTGCAGTCTCTAACGCAGCAAAGAAGCGTTTGCTTCAAGCAGCAGCCAAGAAGGTTACCCAAAAAGAAATCAAAGAACTTATTAGAACTGAGATGAAAACTGGTGCACCTAAACTTGGTCGTGCTAATCGCAGACCAGATGTAGCAAATCCTCCTAAGCGAGTTGTATCTAGTCAAGGTCAAACTGGTAGTGTGCGTCCGCCAAAAGCAGACCCTGCTAAAGAACTTTATAATCTTTATAAGAAGAAGCCTGACACTAAGACTGTAACTAAGTCTATGCAAAAGGACCGCGTTACCCCAGCAGATGTTCGAGCGCTTCGTGCAAAAGAACGTAATGAAAGAGTTTCAGAAGCACTTAAGCCATTACTCCCAAGAGGAACTGCTGCTAAAGGAACTACTGTTGCTGGACCTAAACGTGGGCCGAGTGTTCAAGTTGCTAAGCCATCTGCTGCAACTGAACGAGCAAAAGTTGCAATACCAAAAGATACTAAACTAGATGCTTCACGCAAGGCTGCTATGAAGGCAGCAGAACAAGCACGTTCAAGAAAAACTCCAGCAGAACGTGACAAAGAATTAAATATACCTAATCCAGATGCACCATTAAAGAATGAATTAAGCAACATTAATAAAATTATTGCTGAAATGAGTAAGCCTCAAAGAGAAGCATTTAAGCAGAACGATGACATTGCAAATGCATTTTTTAGAAAATATGGTTCTGGTTTACAAAACATAAACAAAAAAGAAGCAGCCGAAATAGCAAAGAAAGCATCTGCTTATCTTGCCAAAAAGGGAATTAAATAATGCTAACAGATAAGCAAATCTTTGCACGTGTTGCGTCTTTAAAAGACCGTAGCCGTGAGCGCGATGGTCGTCACCAAGATGTGTTGCTAGTCCGCCAAGGTCAGATTTCTAGTGTGTATCCTGACTTCTTTCCTGAAGGTGTAGATACAAACGTAGTTGCTAACTTTGTTGACATTGTTGCCCGTGACCTATCAGAAGTAATGGCACCGCTACCAGCAGTTAACTGCTCTGTAGTTAGCCAAGTTAAAGACCGTGCTCGTAAAGCAGCAGATAACCGTACTCGCATTGCTGCTAACTATCTTTACAATTCCGAGTTGCAAGTACAGATGTATACAGGCGCAGACTGGTACATCACATTTGGGTTTGTCCCGTTCATCATTGAACTGGACACTGAAGCAAAGTTGCCGCGTATTCGCGTAGAAAGTCCTGTCGGGGCGTATCCTGAGTTTGACCGCTACGGACGCTGCGTTGCTTTTGCTAAGCGTTACTCTATGCCACTGGCAGAATTGGTTTCCCAGTTCCCAGAGCATACTGACGCTTTACTTGGTCGTGATGGTTATGACCAAGATATGAATGCTAGATTCGATATTATTCGTTACTACGACCAGTATCAATCTATCATTTACGTTCCAGACCGCCAGAACCTAGTTATCTCCCGTGCCAAGAATCCTATTGGCAAGATGATGGTTGTAGTTGCTAAGCGACCAACTGTTGATGGAGAGATGCGTGGACAGTTTGATGATGTGCTTGGTATTCAGTTGCTTCGCAATAGATTCGCATTACTTGCGATGGAAGCAACAGAGAAAGCCGTGCAGTCACCACTGATTGTCCCTGACGATGTGAACGAGTTCCAATTTGGTGGAGACGGAGTTATCCGTACTAAGAACCCAGCAGGTGTTCGCCGAGTTGAACTACCAGTATCTGGTTCATTGTTCAATGAGCAAGCAGTTCTACAAAATGAATTGCGTACTGGTACACGCTATCCTGAATCACGTACTGGAAATGTTGATGCTTCAATCATTACTGGTCAAGGCGTGCAAGCCCTTATGGGTGGATTTGATACACAGGTCAAGTCAGCGCAAGCAATCTTTGCATCTGCACTTAAGACTGTAATTTCACTTTGCTTTGAAGTAGATGAAAAAATCTTTAATGAGATTAAGGCTATTCGTGGTATTGATTCAGGTAGCCCTTATGCAATTGAGTATCTCCCATCAAAGGATATCAAGGGAGACTACTCTGCTGATGTTCGTTATGGAATGTTGGCTGGGCTTAACCCAGCACAGGGACTTATCTTTATGCTACAAGCCCTTGGCGGTAAATTAATCTCTAAGGATTTAGCACAACGTGAATTGCCATTTGGAGTTAACGTAACTCAGGAGCAGGAAAAGATTGAAGTTGAGGAAATGCGCTCTGCGCTTATCTCATCTCTTAATGCTTCAGCACAAGCAATTCCACAACTTATTGCTAATGGCGGAGACCCAACTACAATCGTTAAGAAGATTGCAGAAGTTATCCGTATGCGCCAGAAGGGCACTCAGATTGAGGACGCAATCAATGATGTGTTCGCTCCAGAATTACCACCTGCTGGGGAAGCATCTCAGGTTGAGCAACCGTCCCCTGCTCCCGCCGCGGCTCCAGCAGGTGGCGCTCTTCCACCAGGAGCAGGACAACCGCAATCGTTACAAAGTTTATTATCAAGCCTGACATCAGGTGGAACGGCAAGCGCATCAGCGCGAACAGTAACTCGTAGATAAAACAAGGAGGGGACATGACAACACTTGCTGCATATCAAGGTAATGGTTGGTCTGTAATTGGGTGCGATTCTAGAGCATCTGATGAAACTGGTCGCCCTATGACAATTGCTACTCATAAAATTATTGAGAACAACGGTTATCTTATTGCAGGTTCTGGTGCTAGTCGTGGTTCTAACATCTTACAGTTTGGGTGGAAACCACCTAAGCCAACTAAGTTGGAAGACTTAGATTTGTTTATGACGCAAAAGTTTATCCCCGCTATGCGTAAAACTTTTATTGATGCAGGTTATGACATGAAAGAAGATGGGGATGCAGCAGCGCAAGATTCAGATTTTATTATCAGCATTCGCGGAATCCTTTATCCTGTATTTCAAGATTATTCTTGGGACCGTGATAACCGTGGTATCTATTATGGGGGCAATGGTGGCGATATTGCTGTGGGAGTTATGGAGGCGCTACATATTGATAAAGCGAAAACTCCAGAGCAAGCGGAAAAAATAATTCGCAAAGCAATTGAGATTGCCTGTGTGTGGGATATTTATACTAGCCCACCAATTATAACAAAGATTCAGTACGCAAAATGAGTGAGAAGTTCAGGGAGAAAATAGAGCAAGCACTAAGAGTTCTAATAGAGGAAGACCCTGATGGGTCTAACTACATCTGCGCTAACTGGCTAATAATTACAGAATGGGCAGACTATGATGGAACTCGTTACTTGCATACGGAAGTGTCAGAAGCAATGACACCCTGGAATGCCTATGGCATGATGCGTATGGCTAAGGAATACAATAAAGAGTCCTTTGGCGAACCGCCAGCAGATGAAGATGATGAATTAATGGAAGACGAAGGAGATGAGTAATGACAACAGCACCACAAGGTGGTTATCGTGAGCCGTCTAACCCAGCCCCAGTTTCAGGCCCTGGCGCTCTTTCTCAACGCACTGACGGGGGACCAACACAAGGAGCAAAGTACATCTCAGGACTTCCATACGGACAAGGACAGCAAACCTACTCAAATCAAGTAGCAGCACCTATGCAAGGCAATCCGTTTGAGGGTGCCCTTGGTGGTTCCATTACTCCATTGACTGCTCCAACAGAGCGTCCTAATGAACCAATTACATCTGGTATGAGTTTTGGTGCAGGTCCTGGTCCAGAAGTTTTGCCAGCACCTCCAACACAAATGGAGCCAACTATCCTTTCTGTGCTACGCAAGATTGCACAACAGGATACAACTGGAGAGACAGAGTTAATTTACCGAATGCTAGAAGATAGTGGTGCTTAATGCCAGAGGTAAATCTTGACCCATCTGTTGCACTCGTTAGCCCTAACTTTTATAGTGCTGCTTTAAAAACACAACTTGACCCTAAAGAAGCACTGCTTGTTGAGCAGCATACTAAGAATTACTTAAAGGCTAAGTCTTTACTTAAGTTAAGTGAAAAAGAAGCACGTAAGCAGTTTCTAAAACTAGACCCAGTAGTACAAACTAACATTCGTACTATTTATCCAGACAAACAAATCTTTGAACCAGAACAAGATTTACGGGGTAAGTTAGTACAAATTGGTAGTGGGCTTGTTCAAAGAGCAACAGAAGCGGCTTTTTCTCTTCAAATTGCTGGATTTAAAGTTGCTGGCGAGTATGGTAAAACAATTAATACTCCAAACATTGTTCGTGCTCAATTAGAACAAGGCAAACCATTTTCCAAAAAACTTCTTACTGATTCTTACAACGGTTTAAACTCATGGCGTTGGGACAAAGTTGCTGCCTATGAGAAGCAATATGGAAAAGCACTAACTACACTTTTGCGTGGTAATGCTGAAGGTCGTACCATTGGTGAATCAATGGATATGTATGGCACAAGTGATGCTGATATGTATAAGGCTATTCAGTTTATGGGCGATGAGCCAGAGAAGTTTCAGAATCTTTTAGAGCGAATTAAATTAGATGCACAGGTTAGTCCTGGTCGTGACTTTGCAAACAAAGCAGCCGTATCTGAAACAACTGTTAACAAAAACCATTGGGCAGTTAAGTTTACAAAAAAACTTGGTCTTGATGCTACAACTAAAAAAGGTCAAACAGATTTAAGAAAGTTTGTTTCTGGACCAATTGATGCTATCTACCAATTTGCAATTGACCCATTAACCTACATTGGTGTTGGACCTGGAGTAAAGGCTTTAACTAAAGGTGTAGATGGAGTTCCAGTTGCTGCTGCTGATGCAATGAAGTTTGTTGGTTTAAAAAGCCGTGGCGAAAGAATGGCTGATACTTATCAGTATATTTCTGAAAAGGCTGGTACTGCAAGTGCTGGTCTTGACTGGGCTTTTAGACAACCAGAAGTTAAGACATTATGGGATGACCAACTAGGTCCTATCATTAAGTCCTACATGGAAGCAGACAGTCCTACTGCTCGTTCTCTTGCATTTAATAAGATTAAGCAAGACCACCCACAGTGGGCTGACAGAGAACGCATTCG